GTAATATCTGCTGCAGCGTCTACAGTAAGATTGTTTGCAGAGATAGTCATATCTGTACCATCTCCTTCAATCTTTTCGCTGTCACCACCAAATACTATACCAACATTGTTTGGTACGTGTATGTCAGAGGTGGCTGTAAGGTTTATCTTAGCACCTGATGTGATTGTTAGGTCTGTATCATCACCCTCAATCTTCTCGCCACTACCAAATGTTAGACCAACATCTGCAGGTATTACAACGTCAGCAGTTGCTGTGAGGTTTATGTTATTGCCTGTTATAGTCAGGTCAGTGCCATCACCTTCAATCTTCTCACCATCATTGCCAAAAGTTAGACCAATATTAGCAGGAATATTTATGTCACCACTTGAGCCTACACTAAAGTTTATATCTGTGCCATCAGACTCTATCTTCTCAGCACCTGATCCATCAAGGATAAGACCAACATTCGCAGGTATGATGATATCAGCCGTACCTGTGAGATTGATGTTGTTACCAGTGATTGTTAAATCAGTGCCGTCACCTTCTATTTTCTCTCCGTCATCACCAAACGTCAAACCTATGTTAGCAGGTATATTAATGTCACCACCTGAACCAACAGTGATGCTAAGGTCTGTTCCGTCTGATTCTATCTTCTCTGCTGTGGCAAAAGTTATGCCAACACCTGACGGTATATTGACATCTGCTGTAGCAGTAAGATTAATGTTATTACCTGTGATGGTTAAATCTGTACCGTCACCCTCAATCTTTTCTCCATCGTCACCAAATGTTAATCCAACATTTGCAGGTATGTTGATGTCTGCACCTGCAACGATATTTAAGTCTGTGCCATCACCGTGTAGATATTCGCCACCTTCATCATTGAAGTATAATCTTTTCGTGCCATCAATTACAATGTCATCACTAAATTTAAAATGGTCTTCATCCTCCATCCATGTTAGGACACCATCATTAGTTTCACCATCAAAGGTTATAGCAATGTCTGTACCTGCTGTACCATCTCCTATAGTAATAGCTGTACCTAACAGCTTAGTGATAGGACCACCTTCAGCAGTTGTTCCATCATGTGTGTGTCCTGTTGATGCGGCAAAGGCTGCTAATAACTGATTAAATTCGTCATTAGTGTGGGCAGCCGTGATAACATCACCGTCACTGTATGTAGACTGTCGTGTATACGTTGCTCCCATTTATCTTCTAGCTCCTGTTTGATATTCCATTTGAAATCCCCTAAGTGCGTAAGGGGCTGTCGTTCCATTATCGTCAACTCTTAATGCTACGGTAAACCCTGATCCCTCTACTGACTGCCGTAACAAAGGCTCTGACTGTCCACCGTATGTTGCTGTGCCGTAAACTCCTGTGCCATATACAGCCACAATATCACTAGCTGTTAGTGAGTAAGCTGCAGGTCTTGGTGCGTCAGGGTCTTCGTAGTCGTATCTAAGAAACATATCAGCACTAATAGAGGACTCTGGTTTGTAGCTTACAAGGACACGGTGCATATGTTTTCGTATTCCTGGATCTCCAAAACTTAGGTCAGGACTTCTGTACTTGCCTCCTACGGCTGTGCCATCAAAATCGTTGCCTGATTCCTGTCTGTATACGTAGCCTCCATCTCCACCATGTATAACTATTGTTTCTGTCGCTGTTGTAACCGTGTCTGTTGATGTAGGTCGTATACCCTTTAAATTAGCAAACTCAAAAGACTGTCCTCTAAGTGATGTCAGTATGCCCTCTGTTGTAGCTTGTAAAACACCTGACTTTGTAAAGAACACTCTATACTGTGTTTTGTTTGGTATTACGAGTGACCTAAACCCACTAGCGTTTGCGATGTTATTGTTAAACACAGACTGCACAGGACTACTTATAGTGCCAAGTTCAACGTCACCAATTCTTGCTGTACCTGCAACGGTTCTTAGTCCGTCTGGTGCTAGGAATATTAAGTCACCTGCAAATTCCTGTATCGTCTGTCCGTTTACACATCCAATGTTTCTAGTAACAGGTGTAACAGCAAAGTTACTTGACGATGTTCCTGACAGTTTAAATATTCTGTCTTGACAAAATACAAACAAATCTTCACGGAAAACTTTAAGACCTGTTATTGTGTCGTCTACTTTGAAGCTACCTGCGCCACTACCTGTGGTAAAATCATCTTCATCAAACGGTACACTAAACACAACTTCTTGTTTGCTATTAGCCATACCTGCGTAGAACATATGGTCTTTAAATACTGCCACAAACTTTGCACCTGTTACAGCAGTGCTAACTTCTCCACCTCCACCTGAGGATACGTCTGTTGCTGCAAACGATGTGTTAAATACTGTTGGTGCGTTGTTTCCGTCTGCAACTATAAGCTTGTCGTTGCCATCAAAGTTAAAGCGTTCAAAGGTATATACACCTGCACTTGTTCTACCACTATCTCGTTCTGTCCAAGACCCACTTCCTGCTGAGGCTGTAAATATCTTTTCTCCTCTTGCTGCAAGTATTGTGCCATTAAATATGCAGGACAATAAAACTTCTTCTGTAGATGCACTCGTTATTGGAACTATATTAGTGTTGTACTTTGCAAAACCGTTTATGCGTCTGTAGCCACCGTTGATGTCCGGCTCAAAGTTTACAAGTTCTATTGCCTCTCCTGGTTGCATCGCAAAAGTTGATTTGTTTAAAACTAACCCTCCCTGTAGTGGAAAAACTGCAGGGGACGTTTGCGATAGATCAGGCATTAGTTCAACGCTCCTGAGCTAAAGTATCCTGTGGGTTGTTGTATCATTGTGGAACGCACATACTCATACTTGTTAATTAGTAAACTCTGCATATTCTTTATGCCTTGCTCAAAGCGACTAAAGTTTAATTGATACTGTGTTGTTTCTCCTCTGTACTGATAAACAAAAGCTGTAGCTCCATCTATAATTACAGGGTCAAATCGTGCAGGTATTGTTGTTGTGTCTGTTAGTGCCGAAAGATCTGTTGGAAAAGCAAAGTAATCGTACTTTAGTGTATAGGCTCTGTTAGGAAATGGGAACAGTAGGAAGTTATTGTCTAATGTCCTGACTATGTATCTAGGCACTGCACCATTGTCAAACTGTGCTACAGATGTTCCGTTGTCATGTGTTGCAGCGGTTGTTCCGTTAGCACCTCGTGTACATCCTGTGAGTGTGTTGGTGCTAATACCTGTGTATGTTATCTCTTCGTTTTCTATAAATATTTTTCCAGTGCTGTCAAAGCCTGTGGAACTTGTAAGATCTATTTCTGTTTCACTAGCGTCTAGTGCCTCTGCTAGTGTTGTTGTAACTATCTCATCTTCTTGTGTTATATGTTCGTTGCTTATATATTCGTTGTACTGTAGTATTCTAAGATTAGCTCCTGACGCTCCTATTGTAGTATCTTTTACTATTCTAGCTGTATTATAGTCTACGTGCTTTGCATCAGTGGGTATACTGTATCTTACTATGCCTGGTGAAAGTGTTTGTGATTTAGTGGTGTGATTGAAGGGATACTGAAACTCTCTTTGATTTATATATCGTATAGCCTCATTCACAGCATTTTGTGCTTGTATCTGTATACCTCTCGCATTGGAGAAGTTAGAAGAGGTGAGTTGCACTTCATTTAATCTCGCTAATACACTATTTGTTAATGATAAAAAAGTTGCCATTCACCTTGTCCTGATAGTGTAAGGGGCAAGTTGCCCTGCCCCAAACATTTTAAAAAGTTAAGCTAGTAGATCTCTGTCTACTTCGTCAGCACCATCAGCAGCAAAATGCACTGTATTTTCGTTGCCCATTGGAGACATGTCCATAAGCACTGCAAAGATACGGATTTTACCTTCTGTTGGAGCAGTCGATGTAGCCTGTAGTTCAAGATCAAGCGTGTCAGCAGTTGCACCTACAAAGAAAGGAACTCCTGCTTCTGTTGCAGGTGTAAGATAACCTATACCTGATGACAGAATAGCAGAGTCATCATCAATGTCTGCTCCTGCTATGTACTGATCAACATCTGTTATACCTAAGTTAACAGTGTTGCCATCAGCACCTGATTGAACTGATGCGATCATTTCAGCCCCTGCGAATAGCACACAAGTATCAGTAGGGATAGTTATCGCTTGTACGATGTCCCCTGCAGATAGTCCACTGATAGCAGAGTTTGAAAAGTCTAGGGTAGTTTGAACCATGTAGGGTTTCCTACTTGGGTTTCCAACACCTCTAGCACTAACAACTAATGAAGAAACTGTAGCCATTGTAAAATCCCCCCTTAAGCTGCGTTATATTTGGCAGTCACGATTGCCTCAGGTCTGAGGATCTTTCTACCATATAAGTGCATACCACGCACGATGTCAGCAAAGCTGTCAGGGTCACGGTATGTTTCAGTTTTGCTGAGTTGTTCAGCAGTCGCAACAGCAGAACCATGACCTGCAACAATAACACCAAAGTTAGCATTTTGGTTTGCAGTGCCTGATGTTCCTGCTCCTGTTCCAACAGCAGGTAGGTTGCTAGACACGTATAGTCTAAAACCTCCAAGGCTAGTTAGAGCAAGTCCATTTTTTAGTTCGGCTGCGTTGAAGTCAGCGTTTACCAACTTGAAGATTGGGTCAACAACCAACCATCTGTCCTGTGTATCAACTTGCTGTTGATTCAACAGTCTAGCCATTCGGTTAATAATAACCATTGGAGTAACAGCTGCAGTTGATACAGATGTTGCACCTGGTGCTAGATTTTGGACAGGGATTGAGTGATCCCCTGCTGATGATGTGGTAATACTGGCAAAGGAATCCTTCCTTAACTTCATTGAAGTAAGAAGTTCATCTGTACCTGCAGTAGAAACTGCAACGCTACCACTAACAGACGTATTAACAGCGTCAGCTACGGAGTGTAAACTTGACTGTGCATAACCTGCCATATATCCAAGAACTTCTTGGTCATATTGGTCAGCTAGTCTGTATGCAGCTCTGTCGGTTGCGAGTTGCATAAAGTTTACATGACTGTGTGCTTCCTCAATGTCGTCCATTTTGAAAGCATAGTAGTTAGACTTATCCACAGTAAGGGTAAAGTCTTCATCGTCAAGATCCTGCGCTGTGACTTGTGTGCCACGAGTATAAGACTTGACTGAGATTTCAGGTTCTTTGATAATCCTGACTGTATCGCCCTGATTAGCAATCTCCCCAAAGTAGTCGGAATTGGTGATGTCACCAACAACAGTTGACTTACGGAACGCAAGCTGTACCTGTTTGGAATATATTACAGGACTAAAATTACCGTTGGGTAAATTTTGATAGCCTGTAGCACTTGAAAAAGCCATGATAAATCCTCCTCTTGGCTAGGTTAAGAACTAAACACTTTGCTATCAGAGGCTACGCTTTTTTAGAGTTGCATCTTTGTTTGACTTCATGACTTCAAACTGGATGGGTCTATACTAATCGTAGGTAGTCAGACAATATATGTTTGTACGTGTTAGTTATATATAGAAAAAATGCCTTGTCAACACTTTTTTATCTTGCTGCTCCAGATAAATCATACACAAATTTACCTGTACGCATTGCTTCCATTATAGACTCTTGGTTTTTAGCATACTCTTTATCTGACATCTTCTCTATTTGAGATTCTCTCCAGTTATTATTAGAGTCGTCAGATGTAGGAGTAGTCTTAGACCTTGTGCCTACAGCAGTAGCAGCAGACTTGCTATCTGTCTTTTTAGTTTTTATACCTGCATCAATTTTATACAAGTCAATAACTCTAGCAACAGACTTAGCATCGTCTACATTCTCATATAGGGCATCTTGAACCCACTTAGGTTGTTCATCTGCCCAATCGTGAAACTTATCGTCCTCACGAATATCCATAAAGTCAGGATGTAGTTTAAGTAACTCAGCTTCAGCTTTCTCTTTGACAGCATCCACTCGCATCTTTTCTATATCCTGCATACGCTTATCAAGATCAGTAGATCTCTCACGAGCTTTTTTATCAGCTATGGTTTCAACTATACCTGCTACATCAGGATACTTTTTAGTCCATGCTGCTATTTCATCGTCAGATTTGGGTAGAACCAATTCATTTCGAGTAGCTTTTGACAACTGATCTTCAAGAGCTTTGATTCTTTCCTCAGTCTCCTTATCTTTGCTTGCCATGTGTCTCCGTAGATCACCGTATCTTTTCTTAAAAGAAAGCTCTTCCTTTGAAAGATTCGCATCCTCTTTTGTTGCTTCCTCTCCCTTTTCAGGAGCAGATGCTTCTTTGACCTCCTCAGCAGGATTATCTCCTTGCTCTTTGGCTTTGAGAAGCTCTTGCAGTTCCTCCTCATCTTTTTTGATACGCTCTGCGTTTTTGTTTTTGCGTGGGCGAGGATCAACGAATCCTGCTACTTTTACTTTTTCTACGTTCTCTAACTCTGGCATAATAATTACTCCTATTGTTGGGGCTGATTTTCATCAGGTCGCCTTCGTTTTAACACCAAGTCCTTTCTTGGTGGTACGCTTACGTTTTGGTTTTGGCTTAGGTTTGGAGGCAAGACCTCCTTTATCAAAACCATGTAATTCATTAAATATCTCTTCTACACTTGGAGGTCCAGATCCAATGGGTCTGCTAGTATCAGGTGATCCATCTGCTCTTTTTCCTGCAGTAAGATCTAAAACACTTTGCTGTATTGTTTCTGCATTATTAACAAAACCTCTCATTGTTTTAGCATCTAACTCTTTTTCTCCCTCTGGAGAATTTACAACAGCCACAGTTTTCTTTTCTTTTGTTATAGGATCTACTTTTTCTTTTTCTCTTATACCAAGCATGGCTTTTGATATGTTCTCAGACATAGTGCCTTTGAACGGCATGTTTTTACCCATGTCTCTTATTATGTTTGTAGCATTATCAGGAGACAAGATTGTATTAGCAGGTAGATCATCTAACTCAGCTTTAGTGTTTGCTGTTGTAGGCACAAAGCCATAATCCATAACAAATTTATCTGGACCTAAATCTGCTCCTATAGGTTTACCTTTATTGTAGTCTGCAAAAGTTTCTGGTAGCCCTGTAGGTGCTGTAAAATCTTCTCTAGCACCAAATAACTTAGAGAGAAAACTTTGTTGAGGAGCAGTGGTCACAAGACTTTTTATAGCGTTAAATTCATCTTCACTGCCTATATCTAGCGTCCCATCCTGTAAACCTTTTAATGCTGCCTTTCTTATATTATCATCTTGCATAGACATTAGACCTCCAAGAAGAGGAACATTTCTAGCTATATCATCTATGCCAAAACCTTGTGTTTGATTATAATAGTCAGCAAAATCTTTTCCTGTAAAGCTTTCAACAGCTTTTGGTTGTGTTAACTGTCTGTCTTTATCTAACTGTGCTTGCATCAAAGGATCTATTGTAACAGGCTGATCTATATTTCTTAGACGTTGTGCCTCCATGTCATCAATTCTATCCTCATCATCTGTCATGCCAACACCACTACCACCTGCCGTAGCACCTGCTCCACCTTGCTCAGTAAAACCTGTAGGCACAGCACTCATGGGTTTACCGTTGAAGTGTGGTATAACTATGGTTCGTTTGCCATCAGGACTTGTGTAAGTGATGAGTTCGTATCCTCTATTCTGTGGAGCACCCATACTGCCATAGCGTTGTCCCATAGTAAAAGGTTGACCAAAAGTTTGTTCGTATGTGCTAGTATCACCACCTTCATCAAATGTTTGTAACTGATCCATAGGAATAGGAAAGTCATCATCTACAGGTTGACCACCTATTCTACCGTCCTTTTCCATTCTACCAAAGCCCTGCTTTGCTTGATTACGCAGTTCTTCAAACTTCTGTACACCATGAAAGCGAACAACATCAGCAGGTACAACATATTCACCCTCACTAAGTTTAGCATCTATATCATCTCTAACCTCTTTAGCCATACTACCAGAAGGCACTTCATTACCACTAACAGGATCTCTGTTCATGCCATCATCCTTTAGGACACCACCTTGTTGCATAAACGCAAAATTCATTTGCTCTTCCATAGTATTACCCCTTTTTAGTTAGGCAGCTAACCCACCTTCGTTATATCTAAAGACATCACCCTTTTTAGGATCAAATGTAAAACCCTCCAGATCAATAATATCGCCACTAGCGATGTCGTCAAGTTTACCTGTTTCATTGCCAGAAGTTGTATACAAAAGCTCGTTTGTTTTATATGTTTTTATTCTTCCTTCAGTCTCTTGTTTAAAAAATCTTAAAGCTCTTTCTACACCATTTTTATAAGCTCTTTGTATAATGTCTTCTGACATTCTACCTCTAGCCTGACGTTGTTTTTTATAGTTAGGTATTACAATTTTTTTAATCCCTTTTTGTTTGGCTAAAATTATAGCTGCTGTAAGTAAACGTCTAACATAAGCATCATGACTCTCTCCTAGAGGAGCGTCACCTTCTTTTACTGTTGCACCTCCAGATCTTCTAAACATATCATTATGTATGTCACTTTGAAGTTCATCTAAAACAAGAACTTTTGAATCTATGTCACCACCAGACCTAGAAAGCTCCTCTAGCTTTCTTCTCATATTAGCTATGGGAGACTGAGAGTATGCCTCTTTTAAATCTCTAATATCATCCCCTATGGTAGAAAGTTCTCCAAAAGTAATTGATGGATTAACATCTATACCCCTTCTTTCATTTCTAGACTCATTTCGTCTGACTCTTCCTCTTTTTAAAAAATAAGGTTTACCTCTAGCTGTTCTTAAATCCATAATATTCATGTATCCTGAGTCAGGTCTTGCGTAGTTTGCGTCTAGGTCTTCAGAAAGAAGAACTCTGTCAAGAACATTTGTAGTGTCATCTCTTGCAAAAACGCTTGACCTATACTTATCCTCTAAAGGAACACCGAAAGCATCAACATCTTTTCCGAAATCATGTGTGTTTAAAAAGTCTCTTATATCATTTACCATGTAATCTACGGATTGATTATTTGTAAATTTAATTTTATTTGGGGAGTTTTCAGGAGCTTTGTCTGATAAAAATTCTGGATTATCATAATTAATCTGTCCTCCTCTGACAGATCTTAATTGCTCAGTTGTTAGTTTTGATATGTTTACAGGACTAGCAAAAAGGTTAGCAGTCCCTTTACCCTCTTCTTTAATTTCATTAAACGGTTGTATAGATCTATTTATAAAATTATCTATATCAGCTTCAGTATATTTTTCTATAAATTTTGATCTTAACAAATCATTTTTTGTTGCCTGTGACATACTTTTTAAAAAGTCTTCATACCTGTCTTTAGCGTATTTAAACTTTCTTATAAAAGGTATTAATTCTATGCCTTTTGATGTAGGTACATTTTTATCTCTTTCTAATCCCTCTACAAATATTTGCTCAAAAATTGTAATTTTATTTTTATCGTTTTCATAGTTTCCAGTTACTTTAAAATCAGATGAAAAGCGTCCTCTTTGAGCCATTTCTTCTTCAGTATCCATGTTTTTTAATAAGTCTTGAAATCTTTCATGCTCTCTTGACTCTCTCTCTAAAAAACGTATAGGAGATTTAAACTCTATTAATGGTGTAACTGGATTATCTATTTCTAAAGATTTAAGAACTAGTTTGTCCCAAGCCTTAGTTAGTCCACTTCTTGCGTCTTGAAGATCTATCATATCATCAGTAGTAACAACCCTAGCTATAAAGTCTAAACTAGTTTTGTCGTTGTCAAGAACATCTTCAAGTATACCTTGATATACATCGTACACATTGCCTGTTTCATCAAATCCTGTACGTGTCCTATCAAAATCTTTATTTACATAACTCTCAGCATCGTTAAGAAATCTGTTTACGTCATCTTGACTAAAAGTTAAAGCATTTCCATAAGTGGGGCTAGTTTTTTCATTTATTATTTTATAAAAATCATCAAGTGCTTGTTGTTTTAAAAATTTAGTTTGTTCTGTAGGATTAGCTTGGTCTTCTCCCAAAAAAGCTTTTTTATCTTTTGCTAATCTTACACTTTTGTCAAGAAAACTTTCATTAGCAAAATTTTCACTACGTACAATATTATT